AGATTAAATATTATAATGATTATACTTGCGATATGATGATTGAAGTTCAAGACTTAAATGATAACACAAAATATAAAGTAAACCTATTTGAATGTTATCCTAAAACTATGGGTGCTATTCAATTAGATTATGCTTCTAAAGATATTATGAAACTATCGATGACCATGCAATACAAATATTTTGAAACTTCTGGAATACAACAGTTACAAACTGCAGAAATAGTTACTACTGATAATATTCAAGATTTTATTAATGACTTCACTGGTTATGAAACAGGTGATGTTGGATACCGATTACCATTCGATGACTTTAACCCTAAGACTTTTTAAATAAAATATAATGAAAATTGATGAAACATTATCTGCCGAGTTCGGTATTCAACCAATGGGCAACACTGAAGTGATAACAAAGACTGGAGAAGTTATTAACGACTCTACAAATAAAATTCAAGATGATTTCGATATCACTCGAAACAATCTTCGTATTTTACTCCAGCAAGGGCAGGAAGCACTACAGAAGTCACTCGACGTGGCTATGCAGTCTGAGCATCCAAGAGCATTTGAAGTTGTTGGAAATCTAATGAAACAGTTGGCAGATATAAACCAACAATTATTAGATCTACATCAACAGAAGCAAAAACTAGACTCACCAAAAGAAAGGTCTGGAAAAGAAGTGACGACTAACAATGTTATCTTTACAGGTAGCACTGCTGAATTGAATAAGCTAATTAAAACTATGTCTAAAGGAGAATAATTATGGCATTACCAGTACAAAACACCCCAATATATACAACTGAAATTCCTTCTACAAAAGAAGTTATTAAGTTTCGTCCATTTTTAGTTAAAGAACAAAAATCTTTACTATTGGCACAACAAAGTGAAGATATTAATGTTATGGCGGATACACTTAAAGATGTTATTCGTCTTTGTGTTCAAAGTCAAATAGCTGTAGATAAATTAGCTATTTTTGATCTTGAGTACATCTTTAGTCAGATTCGTGCAAAATCTGTTGGTGAAAATGTAGAATTACTTTTTAGTTGTGATGTTTGTGTAGATGAAAAATCAAAGGTAAAAATCAACATAGATTTAACTAAATTAAAAGTTGAAACAGATCCTACACACGAACCAAAAATTCATTTGTTTAATGATGTTGGAATAGTGATGAAGTATCCATCTATCAATGTTCTTGATGCATTAGAAAAATATGGTGTTGATGCTGAGATTGATTTAGTGTTTGATATCGTATGTCAATGTATTGATTACATCTATGATAATAAAGAAGTTTATCATGCGCATGAACAAACTAAAGAAGAACTAACTACATTTGTTAATAATTTAACAACAGAACAGTTCGGTAAAATTGAATCTTTTTTTGAGACGATGCCAAAATTAAGACAAAAAGTTAATTATACTTGTCCCATGTGCTCCAGAGAACACAACAAAGTTTTAGAAGGACTTAACAGTTTTTTTTAATGAACCTTTGCCATGAAGATGCAGCTAACTTTTATAAAACGAATTTTGCGTTGATACATCATCACAAATATTCGTTACATGAGTTAGATGAGATGATACCGTATGAACGAGACATTTATGTTAGCTTACTATTAAGTCACTTAGAAGAAGAAAAACAAAGACTAAAGAATAACAAATGAAACAGCTACTCGAACAACAAGCATCGGTATATAAACCAGAGAACTCGGTTATTAATCCAGTAACCAAAGAAATATCTCAGGCAAAGGTTACTCCAAATTTAAACAGGGGTAATGATAAACTTGCTAAAAGTATTGTGGACAAAACTGGTGATGGGTTAAACAGTAATGTAATTAAACTATCCGATCACATAGTAAAACTAAACAAAACTATTCAGACTAGTATTAAAGCTAATGCTAGAATGTCTGAAAAGCAAGTTGGAGATGTCACTAGTAATGCAATGGGTAAGAGACAATTTAATACCTTACGTCCACGTGTAGAAGGTTTTAAAGAAAACGTCAAAGATTTTTTTAGTATGCGAGGTTTTTTAGATAAAACTGGAATTGCTAAACGTGGTAGTGGTGGTTTAGTTTCTGAGTATCTAGATCGTGGCGAAGCTAAAAAGAAATATGTCGACCAGCGAATGAAAACCAAAGGTACAACATTTGGTTCAAAAGAAACTTTCGAAAAACAATTTGATGAACAAAAAAGAATTGAATCTGATATCAATAAAAATGAGAAACAGATTAAAGACTTGCGTTCCAGTGGTGCAACTGATATCGGTTTAAAGCGTGGTGGATTTCTTAAGAAGAGAGAAGAATTGGCTACTCAATATGCTAAAGTAGCCCCTGATGCTAGACCAACTGAATCTAAATCAGAAGATACTGAAACAGGAAAGGTAATACCATTTAAGAAAGCTGCTGCGGAAGCTACCAGCAGTGAAGAAACCATGCTTGAACAAAACAAAATGGTTTCTGAACAAACTGTTTTACTCACTCAGATTGAAGAAAATACTAGAGGTTTAGCTGGTGTTGGTAAGCCTAAAGCTGCAGCAGCTGCACCAGCTTCAGCTGGTGGTGGTATGGGTCTTATGGATATGCTTGGTATGGGTGGTATTGGTGGAAAGGTATTGGGTGGTGTAAAAACAGCAGGCAGTTTCTTGGGCAAAGGTGCTCTTGGCGCTGCAAAATTTATTGGAAGAAATCCTTTATTAATGGCTGGTACTGCAGTAGCAGCAGGTGCTTATACAGGATATAAAGGATACCAAGATGCTGGAGATAAACAAAACAATGAAAATGTACAAACAGAGTTTGATCTTACCGCAGGAAAAATAACACAAGAAGAAGCTGACGCACGAAAATTACAAACTGGAGAAACTGCAACAGTAGGTAAAAGTAAATCTGTTGGTAAAGGTTCAGGTATGGCAATTGGTGGTGCAGCTGGTGCACTAAAAGGTGCAGCGGTGGGTGCTGCACTTGGTTCAGTTGTTCCTGTTGTAGGAACTGCCATTGGTGGTTTGCTTGGTGGTGCCATTGGTGGTATTGGTGGATCTTACCTTGGTGGTGCAGCTGGAGACTATGTTGGCGAAAAGACTGGAGAATTAATAAATTATGCACCTAAAGCATATAAGTCAGTAAAAGAAGGTGCTTCTAATTTATATGGTGGTGTATCAAACACAGCAAGTAAATTTTATGATGGTGCATCACGTATGGCAGGTGATGCAGGTGAAGGTTTATTACGAGCTAAAAATAAAGTCAGTGATACAGTTTTTAATGCTAAAGCAAGCGCATCAGATTATATTGACAGAAACACTGGTGGTTCTCTAACAAAAGTTGGTAATGTATTTGATCGTGCTGAAAATAGTGTGCGTGGAATGCTCGGTATGGGCGATAAAGTTGTTGATAATGGTGATGGTAGTAAGACAACTTTTAAATCTGATGGTACTAAAATAGAACAAGGTGGTTTTGGCACTAAAACATATGATAAAAGTGGTAAACTAATTTCTGAAAAGTCTCCATCATTCGTCGCTGGTGCTTCTACTGAAAAATTTGCTGATGGTTCTAAAATTGAGTCCGCTGATACAGGAGCACTTTCTATAAAGAAAGAAACAGCTGCTGGTGGTGGAACACAAACTACTTCTTCATATGACTTGGGTGTCAAGAAGTTCACAAAACGTGAAACATTAACAGCACGTCAGGTGTATGAACGTAATATTGATGCTAGGATGGCTGCAGGTCTTCCAGACAAGATTCCAGTCGATGCAACGCCAGCAGCTACTGGTGCTGCCGCACCTACTGCTGCACCTACTGAATCTAAAGAACCAAAGAATATTAGTAAGTCATCTAAAACACAAAAGGTGTTAATTGGCGGAGAAGAGTTTGTAGAAGGAAGTCCATTATCTGATAAACAAATGCATGCGATCAGTATGAAAAAAATGATGGATAAAGGTAACAAATATCCATACCCAGCAGGGGTTGATGCACAATACGCAAAACAACAACCTGAATTCGAAGCAGCAAATAAAAAGATGGAAGCTGAGGCATTAGCATCAGGTAAAAAAGGATTTGATGAAACTGCAGGAATGAAACCTGCATCTGGTGTAGATGGTAATGTTCTATCTAAAAAATCTACTGAAAATGAACAAGCCAAAATGGATGCCAGCAAAGCATCTGGTGGTAGCAATACTTCAGTAGTTGCACCAACGATTAATAATTCAACTAATCAAACTCAACTAATTAAATCACCAACTAGAAACCAAGAATCTTCTCAAGCAAAGTATCTGGATAGTAGATACGCTTTCTAAAAGCAAAATGGGCTACCTAAGTAGCCCAGTTAAATAACTAATTTTATTAATTAGTCTTCTTTAGCAATCTTCTCAAAATAAGACATTACATCATCATCTTCATCAACACTCTTAGGTGCTGGCGCAGATTTAGAAGCAATCTTTGGTGCAGATGCTACTGGGCGATCTTCATCTTCAGCGATCTGTGCAGCAGACTTGCTAGCAAAAGAATCACCAGACAAAACCTCATTTAGTTTCTTCTTCAACTCATCATAAGACTTGAAGTTCTTACGATCAGTAAACTCAGACAACTTAACCTGAGCAGAAGCGATCTTAATGATCTCATCATCAGAACCAATTACTGCTGGTTCCATGAATGCAGACTCATCATAGTTAGCGTAACCATCTTTCTTACGCATACGTAGTTTGAAGGTTGCGCCTTCCCAGAAGTCAAATACATTGACTGGCTTCTCATCTTCAAAGGTTGGACGAGCCTTGTCCATAATCTTATCAAAGATTTTCTTACCAAACTTCCACAAGAATACTTTACCTTCATTCTCAGGATGCTTAGGATCTGATACAATAAGAACATTAGCAGTGAATGAAAGACGACGCTTTTGTTTACGAGCAATCTCTTTGTTTGCTTCAGAACCAGAGTTCCAAAGTTGAGTGTTTAATTCACCGACTGGATCATTTTCACCAAGAGTTGTTAGAGAGTTTTCGATATACCACTTACCAGTTGGACCCTGGAAGCCATGATGAAAGATACGAACCCATGGGAGTTCATCACCTTCTACACGAGGTAAGAATCGGATTGTTGCTATTCCGTTACCAGCCTTATCACCTTCGAGTCGCCAAAAGCGATCATCTTTAAAAGATTTTAATTCTGCTTGGGGATTTGCGACTTTTTCGAATGCGTTTGAGATTGCACCAAAGTCTGAGTTGCGCATTTTGCGCAGAGATTGAATATCCATCGTATTTCCTTTGTATTAAATGTATTAATTTGTATTAGTATTATGTTGAATCTGAATGTCATCACTAACTTCAATCTCATCGTCAAATGAGTCATCATTTAAATCATATTCTTCATCAACATATGTATTTAGCGTTTTCATACCACCACCTTTTTTACCAGTGGACTTTCCAGAACGCTTTCCAGAAAATTCGTCATCGTTTCTTTGTTTATTGTATGTCTTACCCATTGTATCACTCTGCAAGTTCTTCTTTGAAATGATCGAAGATTTTACCTATCTTAATTCTATCGTATTTAACGAACCCAGTCAACTTTTTAATTCTTCGCAACTCATCTTCCCATATGTATCTTACAGAAGCATGGGTTGCCCACTCATCAAGTATATCTATCTGATCGTTTATAATATTTAGAGTTTCTATTGCAATTTTACCTCCAACAAATAAGTTTAATGCTACTGGATATTCGTTTTCGGTAAACTGAAATATTGCAGTTGGTTTTAACTTGTTCACTTCAACATAAGTTAATAGAGTTGCTAAGTCATC